CACCCTGAAAGTCCAAGTCCTGCGCGGTTACATTCGTGTCCACATAGTCCTTCACCGCCGCGCTGGTCGGGAAGCTCGTGTCGTTATCGTTACTGCCGATTCCCTCACTCTCCAGCACCACCGCACTCGCAGTCATGTCCGCCAAATCAATTAGACCCAGGCCGTTACTGATAAGGTTATCCACGCTCACCCGCTTGGTGGTGCCAGTGGCCGCGCCCGTCGTGTCCGACACATCAACCAGGGGCACCATGTCGCCACTGGCAACCTCGCCGGTTTCCAACTCCACCATCGCGCTAATTTTTTTGCTCGCCATGCTCGCCCCCTTATTTAATAGGAATTATAGACTACCACCGCCCCGCTTGCTAACTCCAGGGCCGTGAAGGTCCCGTGCAGGGAATGGCCGGCCTTTAGCACTGTGCTGCTCAGGCCCGTCACGTTCCCGGTCAGGGAGGTAAAGGTTGCGTCCGCCAGGGCTGTGACCCGGAACCAATTCCCGGTGTGGGAACTGGTATCCGAATAAACGGTCCCGCCATTGGTCGCCTCCGCGTGTTGTTTTACGTTTACGTTGTGCATAATATCTTATCGGGTTGCTACAGTCACCCTTCTCAGATGGCCCTGTTGCCCAGCCAGAAGGGTTACTTGATTGGTTAATAATTCCAGGGCGAATAATTCCTCATTGGTTTTCCGTTCACTCTGCTGGTCCATCGCCAGGTAATCCGCATAGCCGGCTTGAATTAAAAAACGCCCGAAAATGTACGGCACCTCCACCTTGCTCCACTTGGCCGAGGCGGTCCCCGGCGAATCCGAGACATTGGTGGCCGTGGCACAATCAAAAAAGTTCCCCGGCGTGTTGGCGTCCGAAAAATATACCTGGTCGCCCACCTGGTAAATAACTGTGGACGAAAAGGTGTCGCCCTTCAAAACCGGCGGCCGCAACCGGAACTCCACCCACGCCTTGTTCAACTTATCCGTGAACTGGATGCCATTAGCGCTCAAGTGCCAGTCCCGCTCCAGCACAGTTTCAAACTTGCGGGGGTCCTTATTGTACAAGCCATACACCGTCCCAATGCTGGTTTCACCAGTCTGCTCCAGGGAAATATACGGGTCAAAATCATACAATCTCCCCCAGTTGGCGCCAGTCGGCAATACGCTGGCTGACGAGGTATGGGCCACGAGACAATGATAAGGCAGGTCGTCGTCGTCGTACAACACCTGGTCGCCCAGCAGATACGCCTTCCCGCTTTCCCACTCGGTAGGGGTATGGCTCCGGTCGGCCTCTGCCCAATAGGCCAGGTTGGAGGGTGCATTGCCGGTGCCGGCCTGGACGGCCTGGTAATAGCCATCCTCCGCCGGGTAATAAACCTCATCGCCCACGACATACGCCTTGGTGGAATCGTAATTCGGCCGTACTTGGCGCTTCTCCACGCGCATCAATTCCGGCCAGTCAAACCACTCATAGCCCGTGGCCAGGCGATTGTTGTGCGAAGTACGAAGTTTCTTGAAGTCATTGACAGAAAGATTATCCCGGTCCAGACCGCACAAGTCCGCAGTGCCAGCCAGAATATCGCCGTAATCAATCGTCCTCACTGTAAACCTTCCTAAATCTCGGTTTCGGCCGAGTGGTATACCCCACCTGTATCCTGGTCCCTCCGCACTTCACGCGGGCCGCCGGGAAACCCTTTTCAAAGTCCCTGCAAAATTCATCATCCTGCCAGCAGTCATACCCACGAAGGTCCCCGAAATAATGATAAATCGACGGATGAATGTTAAACCGCATCCGGCCCAACTCATCCATTGACCGCTGTTCTCCCAACTCCTTCGCCGCCTCTGCCTGTTCCACTGTTGCCCGCACCAGTTCGGCATCCCGGACCTGGTTAATTTCCTTGATAACCTCATTAGCCAGGGAAACTGGCAGTTCTTCCAATGACTCAATCGTTCCCGTCATACTGTAAAAGTCCCCCGCCTGGTTTTACCCAGGCAGGGGGCCGTATTCCCCAAGCTCGATACCGAAGTACCGATATACCTAGCTATGATGTGGCAGCAAACTTGCCAAGCCCCAGCGGGTTTTTAACCGTCAGAGCATAAATGGCCTTCACCACTGCCCGCGGACCGCCATCCATGTCCGGCAATCGCCGCACCTGTGGGTGCTTATTCCAGTTTAGTTCTAACATCGCCATGTCCAGGACGTAACCCCGGCGGGTCGGCGCATTGGATGTGCCGCTCGCCAGCAACAGGGACGGGTGAAGGGTAACTTGGTTGAAGTCACCCTCGTAAACCGAGATGTTGCTGATAATGCTACGTTCCTTGGAATGCTGGTTATAGGTTTTAACGGACGCATACTGATTCGTCCCACTGGCAAACTGAGTAAAACCAGTAATGGTTTTCTTCAGGTCAGTCCCAACCAACAGCGCAAGGTCCTGCTGACGGCCACGCTGTTCAAACACGCTCTTGAGAACGTCCTTGAAGATGGATTCCGTTAGCGAGGCCATTGCCGTGCTGTCAATGCTGGACGTAGGAGTACGGAAGGCCGAATCCACCTCCAGGGTGGATTGTGCGCCGTTCTGAATCCATTGGCCCAAGCCGCGGGTCTTGTACGCATTAGTGCCATCATCCGCCGCAGTGTCGTTGTCGCTGCAAATGGTGGCCTCAATATCGCGCCCAAGTTCCTCCAGCTTTTTCCGAATCGACCGGGAGAACTCCCCCTCGGACGCACCCGCCACGCGGCTGATGTCCTCGGCCATCTCGGAAACCTTCGCGCTTCTGCGCGACTTCTGGCAGTAAACGGAAACTTCCTTCCGGTTCGCTGCCGCATTCTCATAATCTGAGTCCGAAATATCGGCCCCGTCGATTATCCCGCCAGTGGCGGGCGATTCATATGCATCGACCTGCCATCTGTGTAACGTGTTAATAACACGTTCCCCTTTTTTAATCATCGCAAGCAGCGGCTTTTCCTTGGCATCGGTGACTGTGATGTAATCAGATAACCATTCCCGCTTTCCAATTTGCGAACGCTCTAGTGTCATCGCCATGACTTTTCCCTCCTATACAAGTGTTTCTATGAACTTATTAAAATCCTCAGATTCACCCGTTTCCTTCCAGGTTTTCAGTGCGTCGTCCCCTTGGTCCGGCTGGGCGTTCGGCTCCACCGCAGGTGCGGCGGCCGGGGTGCCCGGCTGGGCGGAAGGTGGTTGCGTATCCTTGGCCCGGCCGGCTTTCTGTTCGGCTTCAATCTGCCGAAGTTGTTCCAGGCCCAGCGCAAATACACCGGCGGCGGTCTTGTGATGCGGCAGTCTCTTGATTTCCGGCAGGGTAGTAATCACATCCTGCGCGTCCTGATACTGCTTTGAATTCTCATCGTCCAGCCAGGGCATCAAGTCCTTGGCCTGGGCGTCTGAGGCTTCCTTCATCTCAAGATATTGTCGTCGCTGCGGAACCTGGCGCCGCAATGTGCGGTCCGTGTTCCGACGGAGTTCAGACAGGAACCTATCCATCCTCTCGGCCGAATAATCTTCCTCCCCGTAATTGTCCCGCAGGTCAACTTTCTGTCGCTTTAACTCGACTTCCACCGTCTCCGGTTCCGCCTTGAGTTGCATCAGCATATCGTCCGACCAATCCAGGACTTGTTCAGCCCGCTGTTCCTCCTTCTGGAGGGCCTGGAGGGTTTCTGCCCTCTCCACCGGCCCGCTCTTGGTTCCTGAAGCCTCAACCAGCATTGGCTGGTCCTTGAGTTCTTCAAGCTCCGAGGATAATTCCTCTGCCTTGGTTTCCGCCTCGCCGGCCCGTTCTTCTGCGGACTTTTGCTTGGCAACCGCCTTGGCAATTCGCTTGTCGATGGCGCGCTGTATCTCCGGCGACAAATCGCCGTCTCCACCTTCTTCCTTGGCCTCCGCCTTTTCAGGGGGGGCACTTTCTTCCTGAGAAAGAACAAGTTCTTCCGAGGTATCCACCTCCTTGGCCGGCTCCTCCGCCGGCGCTGCCGGTTCTGGAACCACTTCAGGGGTTTCACCTTCTTCTGAAAGCACTATTTCCCCGATTATCTCAGAGACTGATGCCTCCAGTTCTACTGCGTCCGCGGTTTCAACAGGGGGTTCCGCTTCCCCTTTGGTTTCTTCTGACATAACATCCAAGCGTTTTAAGCCACGCAAGCGGGCCATTGCTTTTACCAGTGCTATTCAAGCCCGCACAGAGGGTTGATTACAGGTTATCTCAAAATGAAAACACAGGCCAACTGCCCATATTCAGAAAAAGGGGGAAAAGGGAGGATTGCCGGCTAATTATCCAATGTCAGCGACCGACGTTCTTCCAGTGCCAAATCCAGTTCCCGCACATTATGCAGGACCCCGGAATAAAAATGGCGTTCCTCACTGCTCAACGTCGGACGGGAAAGCGCCTCAACGGCATGAAGCTGGCCATCATCCAACAGGCCCTTGAGTTCCTTGTAAACCGGATGGTCGTCAGTGAGTTGAATGAAAGAGGATTTCACGTTAATAGACTGCCGCGGGGCTGGGCGCCACGCCCAGGCGCCCTATCATGCTGTTCTGTTCCTGCGTTACCGATTGCTGCCGGTTTTGCATCCACTTCTGCATCAGTTCCCCAAAGCGTTCGTCAGCAGCAATCTGCTCCTTATACTTCGGGTTGGCCTCCAGAATCTGCTGGGCAACCTGCATCTGCCTTTCCGCCGTGGGGTCCTTCTCCACATAAGGAACCTCATTACCCTGGGACATGGCCATAATATCCTGCAAAGTCTGGTCATACAACTTCTGGTTAGCCTTGCCCTTGCTCGTCACCACGGCCCGCCGGATGGTTGGGTCCACCATGTTGGCCATCAACTCGACCACGGCCGCCATATCCACCACGCCCGCCCGGTCAGCACTCAAGACAAACTTCGTAAAGTATTCCAACTTCTTGCCCATGAACTCCGTGTCCAGCTCCCGCACATCAAACCGCAGCTTCCAGTCATGCTGCCGCTGTATTTCCGAGAAGTCGCCGGCGCCCCCAGGGGCGCCACTGATACGCATTAGGTTTTCTTCCCCCAGGAATTGCAGCATCAGGGCATCCACCTGCTTAAATACTCCAACCCAAAAGGCGAGGTCCGAATCCACCATGTTTTGCTGGCGCACCTGGCTCTTGGCAGGGGGAACGAATTCACTGGTCCGCCCGAAATACTCATCGGCATCGTTCTTAATGTTGGCAATAATTTCCAGCGCCTCGTGCGGATTACCCGGCGGCACATCCATCCACTCAATCTCATCCGGTCGCGTCACCCCCACCTGCTGCATCGGGGCCAGCCGGTAGGCTTTACTCATGTTCCGCAACGGAACCTTTAGGGGCGGCGAAATGCTGAGACTGGTCCGGTCCACTAGGGCATCCCGCTGGCTCTTGATTTCCGCCTGCCAGGTGGCCACCAGTTCCGGCACCCCCCTCGAATCGGCTATCCGCCGGCTGGTTACTTCCCGCAGCTTCACCATGAAGGGGAAGTCACCATGCGCGTAGTTCAGCAGTTCATGTTTCCCGTACAGGGATGAATCCACCGACCCGTCCCGCATCACTTCCAGGTGCGGGCAGAACACAGTGCAGTAAATACACTCCACATCGTCCTTAAACCCCCGCGTGTAGGCCCAAACAATTTCATGCAGGAACTGTTTATCCAACCCGTTAAGGTCGTAAACGGTTTCGTTAGCGTCCTCCCGCAGCACCGACTGGGACGCCAGCGGGTCGGAAGCGCCCTGCGCGGCGGCCACCACCTTTTCCACCCAGGACTTGTTCCAGTTCTCCGTCGTCACCTTGGACCGCAGTTCCGTCTCAGTCAGCCAGTCCACCCGAAACACTGCGCGAGCGCGCTGGATGTCCGTCGTCTCTGGAGGGAAATAAATTTCCTCAAACGGTTTCAAGGCTGACACCGACGGGTTGTTTACCGACACATACGGCACCGGGAAAACGGCCCGGCCCTGTTCGCGCAATTGCTGCACCATTTTACGGGCCTGGGCCTTGGTCAGGGCCTTGATTTCGCTAGGCAAGATTTCCGGCGATTGCCGGGCAGCGAACCCTGGATAAAGTGAGGTCAGCAAATCCGCAGCCATTTCCTCGGCGGCTGAATCGTTCACCAGCGAGGCCAGGTCGGCAGCGGGATTCTGCGGGTCCGCCATCTGAATTTGGGCCGACAGCATTATCAGTTCGTCCATCGTCACCGTTTCCATGCGCTTACTGATGCGCCGGTCCCAGGTAATTTGCAGGGCGCTCCAGCCATACGTCTCCGCATACTGCTCCAGCAACTCATGTTCCCGCTCCAGGTTGGCTATCCCCACGTTCCGCGCCCAATCCAGTCGCTTGGTCGTGATACCCGCCCGTTCCGCGTCCTCCGCGCCAATGCCCTCGGCAATAAACTGTGCCCGCTGGAAGGCCGCCTTCAGGGTGTCCACCCGGTCCTGGATGATTTCGTCCGCCAACCGGATGCGTGTGTCGGAACTTCCATCAAACGGGAAAGCCCTTTTGCCCTCGCCCATATTCTTGTCCCATTTTTTCCCATCCGAACTCTGGGCCTCCCAGAAGGCGTACCGGGTCCGTTCGGCCTGGCGCTGCCGGCCTCGATAAGCCTCGTCCACACTCCGCCGAAATTCTTCGTGGATTACCGACAGATTAGGAGTCTGACCTACCGCTAATAATTCATCCTTCATACCAATTTCCCCATGCTGATGGTTATACCTCAAGTTTGAGAATTTCCGCAACCTCTGTTTTGCGATATTTTGCGTATCCCTTTTTCCCCCGGCTGCGCCAGGGGGTCAGCTTCTTCAGCGCCACCAGGCAGCGAATATCCTTTTCCGTCAGGCCAATCATCCCCAGTTGACTCCGGCTCAACAGCAACGGAAACCTGTCCCAGTCAGTACGGGTCAATAGCTGCCTCCTTCCGAAAACAGGGGGGCCTTCTCATCATAGTACACCGGGCCGGACTTGAGAAAATATCGGTCCGGGTCTATCACATCCTTCATCGCCCCCTTCAAGCCATCCCGCCCGGTGTATTCGTGATACGCAAAAATACTCTGTTCGCAGTCCGCGCTGACGTAGTAACGCGGGGCGTTCATGGCCGTGACATCCCTCCCGTCGTCGTAGTCCATATAGTCATTTATCATCTGGATACCCTCATCAATGGACCCGCCATCAGCCC